CAGCAATTATTCGTTTTCTTCCTGCATCACCAGAAGATGGTGAAGATTCACTACCTTGGGTCCGAGTATTCTCACATGGTTTTCAAGGACCTGGTGGTTGGCTTATTGATAACTGTCTAACAACACTTAATGAGAAGTGTCCTGTTTGTGATCATAACAGTGTTCTTTGGAATTCTGGTGTAGAAGCAAATAAGGAAATTGTTAGAAAGCAAAAGCGTAAGCTTAATTACATTTCTAATATTCTTGTTATTTCGGATCCAGCTAATCCAGAAAATGAAGGGCAAGTAAAGCTTTTCAAGTATGGTAAGAAAATCTTTGATAAGATTTCTGATGAGATGAATCCAGAATTTGAAGATGAGAAGGCTGTTAATCCTTTTGATTTTTGGGATGGCGCTAACTTCAAGATGAAGATTCGTAATGTTGAAGGTTATCGTAATTATGACAAGTCTGAATTTGCAGATTCTTCACCTTTGTTTGGTGGTGATGATTCTAAGATTGAAGAATTGTGGAAGAAAGAACATTCTTTAAAAGATTGTATTGATCCAAGCAAGTTCAAGAAGTATGATGAATTGAAGGGACGTCTTGATAAAGTTCTAGGCGGTGTTGCAGTAAAGACTGTTGCTGAAAATGCAAAAGTTGGAAGTGTTGATACTGTTGAAGAATTGGTTGCAGCACAACGAAAAGCTGAACCTAATTTAGAAGATGACGATGATATGAATTATTTCAAGTCTCTAGCTAATCAAGAATAGCAATAAGAAAAGGGAGCGAAAGCTCCCTTTTTGTTATGCAGTAGCATATATTTTTTCAAGCCATTCCCACATACGTTCATTTCTCGCTTGAGAAGCCTGTACAATTGGTTGATTAGTATTATTTGGTGTTACATTGTTTGATGTTGTTTCTTGAGTTTGTGGTTTGTTTAATCCAAGTACAGCATCAATCATATCAAAGATAGGATTAACAATTTGTTCGGCCAATGTAATTTCTTTTTCGTCGGGTACAGTTGTTTTTGGTTTAGAAGCAATATTAGTAGGTGTAGGTGTAGCAAGTGCTATACTGCTTCCACTTATATATTGTTTAAATAACTCATTAGGATTTATTATTTTACCTTGTTCATCTAATGCTTGAACATGAAGATGTGGGCCTGTTGAATGACCTGTATTTCCACTTTTTCCTATTATTTGACCTGTTGAAATTGAATCTCCTTTTCTCACATCAATAGAATTTAGATGCATGTATTGGATTTTATTTCCATTTTCGTCAGTTACTTCAATATATTTTCCGGCGTTGCCTTTGCCAGATTCATCAATATTTGAAACTATACCATCGGTATATGATGATATAGGTGTATTTTCACCCATTGCAATGTCAATACCTTGATGTTTATGTCCTTCTCTTGATTCTCCAAATTGACTTGAAATTTTATATGAAGTGGGTGAAGTAGATGAAGTGGATGTTCTATCTGGAATATTCATATATCTAGCTTGTCTTTTCGCTTCAGCTACTCTTGCATTATATACATCTTCTGGGGAAACTTTTGGATTTTCTGTAGAAATTTTCAATCTTTGCAATGCTTCATCTCTTTTTAATAATTCATCTTTTAATTTTTCTCCATAAGATTCTCTTAAATCTATATGGTGTTGCGTGTTTGCTAAAGTTCCTCGTGATAATTCTATTATTCTTTTTTCATAGAATTTTATATCTTCTTCAGATTTTATAACTGTCTTAAAATCGCTATATTGTTGTTCTGATATATAACCTGCATTTTTAAGTTCTTCTAAATCTTTTAATTCAACATTGTTTGAATTGAGAATATCTACAATTTCATACAATGTATAACCAGCAAGAGCAACATCAATAATCCAACCAGTAGGACCTGAAGCCGCAGAACCAAGCATAGTTAAAGCTCTTCCCCCAATTAATTTTCCAATGACAGCTAATGTTGTTTTAGCGCCGTTGCCTAATTCTTTGCTGCCTGCAGCCGCTGCCGCGCCGGCATTGGCAAAAGCTGCACCCATTTTTGTCTTTATCATTGCATTTATTCTTGCATCTCTCGTAGCCGAATCAAGACTTGCGGCAGCGCCAGCTGCCCTCGCTGCCACCGCACCTGCCGCACCTGCCGCAACGGTCGCACCAGCACCGGCCGCGTTGGCTGCTCGCGCGGCTCCCACAGCGGCACCAGCACCTCTAACTAAACTTGTTCCAGCTTGAATTCCTAATCCAATTAATATTGAATTTTTTATAGATTCAAATATTTCAATAGCTTTTTCACTAAAAATTTCAAATCTAACTTTTGCTTCTATAGTAAAATCAAGAATAGCATTATACATTTTAGCAAAAGTATCTTCCATAAAATGTAAAGTGTCTGAGAATTTTGTGGTACCAAAAAATTTATCAAGTTTTTCAGCAAATTGTTCTGCTATAGTTTTAAGAGATTGTCCTTCTTTTATACCAAAAAAATCTTTTAAGCTATCGCCAATTTTATTAATTGTTTCTTTAAATGATTTACCTAATTCATCAAAATCTATAGACTTAGAAAAACTATAGATCAAATAACCAATAACACCAGATAAAATTAATCCAATTGGACCTAATCCCATTAATGATCCACCAATAACTCTAAAAATAGCACCACCAGCCGAACCTATAATACCAAGCATACTACTGATTAATGTCCCACCAAGACTTAATAGTCCACCACCTACATTAAATAATAATTTTAATGAACTTCCAAGTAATGATCCTAATATTCCAATAATACCACCACCGACATTACCTAAACCACTTAATATGTTGCTAAAAATAGAACTGGATGATTGTTCATCAGGTTTTTTATTTTCTTTTTTACTACCTTTTTCTCTTTCTCTTAGAAACTGATTTTCATACAAAGCTTCTCTTTCGTTTGATTTTGCGAAAAAAGCATCAGCTTTTGTAGATGGTTTTCCACCAGAAATCTTCACAAGTTTCTGTACATTTTGACGCATTACGTTCATGTCTCTTGACATATTTGGTAATGCCATAGTATTTTTAGCTATAATTTTGATGCCAATATCCATTGATGAAATTTTTTCAACTAAAGGTTTCACTTCGGATATTTGACCTGTTGCACCACCACCAACATTTCTTACATTATAACCACCATAACGATATGGTTTGCCAAAAAATTTCCTTGCTATAGCACCAGTGTATCCTGTCTGAGGTAATAAAAGATTTCTAGGATCTAATGTTTCTTTTATTCTTTCTTTCTTTGAAGATAAAAAAGATTTCAGAATACCATTTTTTTCAAGTTCTTTTCTGAAAATTTCTAGTGCTCTTGATTCTTTGGCCATTTTAACTTCTTCTTCTGGTTATTTTTTCTTGTTCCATTCTTTCACGTTCTTCTTTCAAATGATTTATTAACATACCCAAGTACAAATCTCTTTCCCACGGAAGCATTTCCTCAAGTTCCGTAAGACTATATTTGTGATGCTGCATTAATGCAAAATTAGTTTTATAGTAATTTTGCAAATTCTCATGATGTAAATTTATCCGAAAAAATTTTGGATTCCTTCTATTGTAATATCTTCTTCATAACCACACTTACTGCATTTATAATGAATGTCTTTCTTCAATTTAGGCATTGTAGCAAAAAATTTCTGAATTTTTTCTAAATCTTTTTGTTGCATATTGTCAATAAATTCTTCAATTTCTTCTTTTGTTTGATCTTTTGTATAATATAATTTGTCGGCATCCCAAACATAATCAATTGTTGAATAGATTAAATCCATTATCATTTCATTTTCTGGTTTACCTTGATTTTTCTGAATCATTTCAAAAGTAGGATATTTCATCACAATACCCATTTTTTCTGATAATGCAATTTTCTTATCGTGTTCTGGAGAAATTGTCGGTTTAATTTCCAGAACATTAAAAGATACATCATTAACCATATTGCATTGTTTTTCGTTGTTTTCTTCGTCTTTAATTATATTATTGCAACGATATTTCAATTCTACAACTTCCGATACGGATCTTGCGCGAAGATTCATGAAAAGATATTCAAGATCAAATACAGGTAAACTATCAATATCAATTTCTGTGAGAACGCAATTCTTCAAAACTTGTCTGATAACATTAACCGTAGCTTCTGTATCATTTGATTCATTATTCATCAAGAATAGTTTTTGTTCTTTTACAAGAAACGGACGAAACTTGATTTTTTGTTTTGATGAAATTAACTTCACATCATAGATAGGTACATCAATTTTAGGCAAAGCCATAATATTTCTCCATTAAAAAATTAATCTTCCCAAAGAACCACCAATTGAACTTCCAAGTATTTTGTTGACAGGATTTGCAACAGTATTTGAAACTGTTCGTGAAACTTTTGAAAATAGTTTTTGACCAATAGTACCAAATATTGCACTAGCAGCATCTTCAAGATTATAAGCACCGTCATAAACAATCTCATAACGGGTATATGCAAAATTGACGGAAACACGATGAAATCCTTCTTCACCCCATGAAAGACCCATAGGAGCGACAGATAATGGAAATGCATCTATTAGTTTGACAGAATATATTCTTTTTATAGTATCATCGTATTGTATAATTGTTATGTTTGTTAAGTATCCCTGATCACTATATGAATAACCAGATCCTTTTGGGAATCTTAAGTTATTAGTAGAATCGGTTGGCATGATACCATTAATCCACATTTCAAACAATTTTCTTTCAAAAAATTCATTGGTTGCTAGAAAATTTAAAGTAATATCACTGTATTGTGTTTGATATGGTATCTTGAAAGTTGGACCATATATCTTTTGATCTATTGTCAATAATGATCTACCAGGCAATTCTGCTTGTTCACATTGAAATCCTAACCATTTTGTGGTATTGCCTGAATCAAGATTTGGATCTGTATTTCCGTTTGAAGAAAAAATACCCGTAAGATTTTTGATAGTTCCAAGAGGATCACGAATAGCGTCAACAAGTGTTCCAAGTGTGCTTTTATTCATACTTCCTATTGATTTAGGAATCGGAATGACAACTTCAAATCTATTAGGACGCGCTAGTCCGTCATGTGCATTGATATTTGATAAAAATTGTCCGGGTGAAAATGGCATTAGAACATCTTTCTTGAGTCAGAAAATACTTTGTTTTTTGTTATTGCTTTTTGTTCGCTCTTGAAATATTCAACTGGCAATAATGCTGCAATGTCCCATTGATCAGCAGTTATTTCAAGAAATCTTGATTCAATATGATCAAAAAGATAGCGTTTAATGCAAGGTGTCTTTTCAAAAGCTTTTGCAGCATTACTTAAAACAGGATAATTCCAGCGAAATCTGGTAGTTTCATCCCATTTATCGTTATTTAGAAAAGAAATGCTAAGTTTATCAAGTAATATAATCCTATATTTAGGATGAATATAATGCAAATTCAAACCCAAAAATCCATCAATATATCTTTTTACTGGCAAGACCAGAGGAAATCTATCATAATAAGGTAGTGTTTCTTTTGTTTTTGGATCGTAGAAAAAGAAGTACATACGTCCAATCATGGTCTTATTTCTAAGATTTTCAACATCACGCATCATTGTTCGTCTATTTGGACGCAATGATTTTACCTGAGATTTAAGCCAATCTCTCGCTTCCCGAGTTCTTGGTTCAATCCCAGTCTTTGCTAGTTGTTGATTTATTCTGTCTGTTAAGTAAGCCATCTACTATTTATGAGCTAAATACCTAGTTCTTTTTCAGTTATTATTTTAAAGATCCAGTTGTGGTCCAGACAGAATTCTGTTGCTGCTTTCCATTTAGCTTGATTAACAGCATAAGTCATAGCTTCATTTAGAAATTGTTTAGATTTGCGTTTTGGCTCACGAAGTTTGGTTTGAGATTCTGGTTTTACTTCTAAAATATATGTTTTTTCACTTCCATCTTTTGTTTTGACGCGAGTTATGAAGTCTGGAAAGTATCTATGCATTTTCTTGTCCACAGGAGAATAATAGGGTATAGGTAATTCTTCAGATGCCCACCAGATAACTGAGTTATTGGTATCTAGATATTTCATGACACGAAGTTCCCAAGTTGAACGGAAGATGATATTTGAAGGATTACCTTTGTATTTTTGTGGATTTTTTGGTGTGAATTTACCTTTATAACTCATATAAATATTATATATCTCAAGGAAATTATATGGCTTTTTTATCGCTTAAAAATATAAAATTCTCTCCTACAATCTCTCCTAAAAAAATTGCATCGGATAATAAGAAAATCAATAATCCGTTTGAAGGTATGGATATAAAAAGATATCCTGAAGATTTAGGAACATCACCTGGGCGTGGACATTATATTCAGTTTTTTATCAATGTTCAGAGAAAAACACAATTTAAAGGTTTTCAAGAATCTAAATCTAGTGTTCCATCTGTTATTGCAATTAGAGATTATTTAGATCAAATAAGAGGTGCTGGAACAAGTTCACAGGGACTTCAACAATTATCTACTTTTGGATCAGATTTTACTAGTGCTGCAGGTAATATTCTAAATGCAGTAGGTAATTCACTTCCTGCCGGTGTAAAAAAAACAATTGGAAATTTTTCAAGCACATTAAATCAAAGAATAAATCAGACCGTTCAAGGGATAGGATCAACATATCCACAATTAAAAAGTGGTATTTCTGAATTAGCGAATCAAGGTACAGAAAGTTTAGAAAATCTACAACAAGGTATTAGAAAAATAACACAAACAAATACAGCAATTGCTTTATACATGCCTGATAATTTGTTGTTTAATTACTCACATAATTTTAATACAGTAGATCAAAAAGAAATTTTAGGAAGAAATGCAAGTGCTGTGCTACAATTAAGTAATTCAATTAGAGATGGATTAAAAGCTGGTAATGGAAGCACTGTTGCAAAAAATATGTCACCATTTATTTCTGAATTTATTAGTGATAAATATTCTAGCTTGTTAAGTGGACTTGTTGGGAGAACTAATGCAGAAGCTATGTTTAATGCTTTTACTGGAACTGTACAAAATCCTAGTATTGAATTATTGTATTATTCAACACCATTAAGATCATTTAATTTTGATTTTCAATTTACACCTCGTAGTTCAAAAGAAGCTAAAGAAGTTTTAGAAATTATTCGCTTATTTAAATTTCATGCAGCGCCTGAAATTCTAAAAGATAGTTCAGGAAGATTTTTAGTACCTCCTTCCGAGTTTGATATTAAATTTTATTATAACGGCGCAGAAAATTTAAATATTCCAAGAATAACAACTTGTGTGCTTCAATCTGTTAGTGTTAATTATGCACCAAATGGATTTTCAGCTTATGAATTGGTTGATTCTCCAACAGCAGAATATGGTGGAACTGGTATGCCAGTTGCTATCAGAATGTCTCTTCAATTTCAAGAAACACAAGTTATTACTAAAGAATTGCTTGATGAAGATAAAAGAGATGAAAGCCTAAGCCTTAGTTCAAATCCTTACTTTTACTATTAAAAATGGCCAAATTTTTCAGTTATTTTCCACAAACTTTTTATACATTAGATGACAATCCAAATGCTTTGGATGTTATTACTAATATAAATTTTCGTTTTGTATTTGATGCTGCTTTCAAAAGCAATACTGCCGCATACTATGAATATATTATTCAAGATGGTGATACGCCAGAAATTTTAGCGTATAAATTATATGGATCTTCAGAAAGACATTGGATCATTCTTTTGTATAATGATATCATAGATCCATTATTTGATTGGCCATTACAGCAATCTGTTTTGAATAATTTTATTGAGAATAAGTATGGTTCTATATCATGGTCCCAAAGTAATGTTAAAAATTATCAGAAAGTTACCACCAGAACTGATAATTATTCTGGAACAGTACAGACTGATATAGTAAATGTTGATGCAAACACATATGCAAATGTAATTATTTCTACAAACTCTTATACATTGGGTGATGGTAATTCAATTACTGTTGATATTTCAAAACAAACACAAAGTTATTATGATTATGAGGTTGACTTGAATGATTCAAAAAAGACTATAAAAATACTAAAAGAAGAATTTGTTCTACCGGCAGAACAAGAATTTAAAAATATAATTAATAATTTAAGATAATGAATAAAGAAATAGATTTTAATCAGACAACTGATTATCATATTCAAAACTTAAGTTTAGCTGTAGGGTCTGTTTCATACAATCTTACGCCATTATTTGAAGAATTAAACATTTATGAAAGTATGTTTAATCCTGTAATGTCTGGAAATATTGTTATAACAGATTCAGATGGTACTATAACAGCAGAAATACATAGGAATCCTGGTGCTATTTCTCTATATGTTAAAATATCAAAGAATAAAAATGGTGATTTACCTATTGAAAAAGTATTTAAAGTTGTTGCGCCAGAAGAAAGCAATCAAACAGTAACAACATCAACATTAGTTCTTAATTTCGTGTCACAAGAATTTGTTGAGTCTCAACAAAAAAAGATATCAAAAACATATAATGGCCAAACATATTCATTTATTGTACAAGATATTCTAACAAATTATTTAAAAATTCCAGAATCAAAAATGCAAGGTAGATTTGAAGATTCATTAGGAACACCTGATATAACTATTCCATTAATTAGCCCTTTAACTGCAATATTATGGTGTCAAAATAGAGCATTAGATATTAATTATGCTCCTGCTTTTCTATTTTTTGAAAATAATACAGGATTTAATTTTATATCAGTATCAACTCTTATGAGTGATCCTTTAACAACAATTCTAAACTTTAGAACAAAAAATAATTCTAATGATGAAAATAATTTGTATGGTGTAATGTCTAGTTCAATGACAGAGCAATTTGATATTTTAGAAAGATTAATGAATGGGGTTGATGCAAGCACAAATATTACACATGATATATTTACAGGTTCAATTAATATAAATCTTATAAGTCTGAAAGATATAAATGCTTGTTTAAATCCATTAGATAAAAATCTATACGCACCTGTTATAATTAACAGAGATGGAAGTTCTTCTGATGAAAATTATGATAGTTTAATTTCCTATCGTCCAACAATTTTCAATATTTCGCAAAGCAAATATGCTCAAAAACGCGGAATATCACCTAATTTGTTGGGTGGACGATCAGAAAATATGAATCTAATTATGAATCAAAGAAGATCAATACTACATACATTATTGACAAAACAAATAACTTGTTTATTGCCAGGTAATTTTGAATTAATTTGTGGCTCAAAAATATATTTGGATTATCCTTATTCTGGACAAAGACAAGAAGGTGAAGAAAATAAAGATAAAATAATTGCAGGTAATTATTTGATAGTTGATGTTAGACATAAAATAAGTTATAATAAGCATGTAACATTTATTAATGTTGCATCTGGATATAGTCAATTACCTATTGCTGTATCCGATCACCCTTTACAACAAGCAGCAATAAATGGATAATAGTTTTAATAATAGTTCTTTAAAGCCAGAATGGTTTATGGGTGTTGTTGAAGATAGACAAGATCCATTAAATCTTGGACGTATTCGTGTTCGTATTTTTGGTAGACATTCAGATAATAAACAATTAGTACCTACAAATACTTTACCTTGGTCACAAGTATTGTTACCTACAAATAATTCTAATCCTTATCCTTGTCGTGAAGGTGATCAAGTTTTGGGAATGTTTTTAGATGGGAAAAATGCTCAAATTTCTTTAATTTTAGGAACTTATCCAAGAATTCCACAAGAACATGCCGACACAAATAAAGGTTTTAATGACGTAAGAACCGCTGAACAATTAGCAAAAGCACCTGTCAAACCTAATGAATCTCCAACTAATTATCCACGAAATCTTGATGAACCCACATCTTCTAGACTCTATAGAAACGAATCAACAGATAATTCTATTGTTTCATTAAAAGAATCAAGAAGAATACCAGAAGAACCTTCTTCTGGATATGCTGCTGTTTCACCATATAATAATGTTTATGAATCAGAATCTGGTCATGCAATAGAAATTGATGACACTCCTGGCGCTGAAAGATTGCATTTTTACCATAGATCAGGTTCTTATGTTGAGTATGAAGCCAATGGTGATAGAGTAGAAAGAATACAAAACGATAAATTTACTGTTGTTATAGGAAACGATACAGTTTATGTTGAAGGCGATGTTAATGTCAAAGTTAATGGGAATTTAAATCTTGCAGGCACTATTGTAGCATTAAATGATAAGACAGGTAAATCTGGTATTGAAATAAAAGACGGTAATATAAAAATAAGTTCTCCAACTAGAATTGTATTACAAGCTGCTGTTGTTGAAGTTCCTACTGGATCATCTTTTGGCGTTACCGATGCTGCCAGCGGTACAATAACAACATCAACTGGACAAGTTGTCACTATAGAAAAAGGTATTATTACTAATATATTCTAATTTATGGACGATACTACAAAAATTATACAAGATGTGCAGGCCAAAGCTAAAGAAGCTAAAGCTAGTGCTGAAGAATTATTAAAAGTAACCAATTCTTCTATTGAAAGCTTACGCAGTTCATTGCCACAGCTTTCAATACCTACTGGAACAAACTTATTACCTACAGGCAATATAACTGCTTTATTAGATAGAATCAAAAAAGCATCAAATCTGAATTTAAATGATTCAGAGAATCTAAATGAATTGAAGAATGCAATAAAAGAATATACTGATCAGATAGGTACCATGCAAAGTGCTATTACAGCAAAGATAGCAGAATTAGCACCTTTTCTTTCTTTATTGCAAGGTCCATCAAATATAGCACAAGTTATAACTTGGATCAAGAATTTTATATCAACTTTTCTCGGACCATATATTAAACCTTACTTTACTTCAATAGCACAATTAGCACAATTGACACAACTTCAAGCACAAGGTTTAACAGTAATACAAGATGCATTGAGTAAATTGAACAGTTTGAATCCAATATCACAATTAAAATCAGTAAAAGATAGTGTTGTGGGATCCATAAATGATACGATATCAAACATTAATTCTAAGTCATTACCTACAGCAAATACATTAACCGATGCTATTGGATCTTTCAAATCAGCAGGTATTTCATTACCTTCTGGTGTAAAAGATCCTACAGCAAACACATAAATAGACGATGATTACAGTTCAATTAGATCAAGTTAGAGATTATAAAGATTTGGACCTGAACTTTATTGTTCATCCAGTTCGTAAAGATATTAACAAAAATACTGGTGCATTGGCAGTTATTAATGCTGTCAAGAATCTTGTTTTGACTAATCATTATGAAAAACCATTTCATCCAGAAATAGGGTCCAATGTAAGAAAACTTCTCTTTGAACCTATTGATATGATTACAGCTTCAGCAATAGAAAGAGAAATAACACAAACAATACAGAATTTTGAACCAAGAGTTTCTATCATTAAAATTGAAACAAAACCTAATTATGACGAAGATGGTTATCAAGTAATATTAACATTCCAAATCAATAATATTACCAGTCCAGTAACCATAACATTTCAATTAGAAAGATTGCGCTAATGGCACAAAGATTAAGAATAACTGAACTTGATTTTGATACAATCAAGACAAATTTAAAAAATTATCTCCAAAGTCAATCAGAATTTACTGATTACGATTTTGATGGCGCCGGCCTAAGCTACTTGCTTGATATTCTGGCATATAATACTCATTATCAAGCTTATTATTTGAACATGGTCGCTAATGAATCTTTTATGGATACAGCAATCACAAGAGATTCTGTAGTATCAAATGCTAAAAATTTAGGTTATGTTCCAAAATCACGTTCAGCCACAAAAGCACAAGTAACAATAACAATTGATACAGGTAATACAACTCCCGATCAATTAACTCTTCCAAGAGGAACAGTATTTCTTTCTAATCTAATTGATGGCAAAGCTTATAATTTTATCACAATTGAAGATATTGTGATCAGTAAATCAAATACAAGCTTTATCTTTGATACAGTAGATATCTATGAAGGTAATATAACTTCAACAACATTTGTACAAAATAATCTTTCAAATCCAAAACAGATTTTTACCTTACCAGATAGTAATATTGACACTTCAACACTATTAGTTACTGTAACAGATGTTTCTTCAAATACAGCATCAGAAGTTTATACTTTAGTTACCGATGCAACAGAATTATCAACAACTTCACCTGTATATTATCTACAAGAAGGTCTTGGTGGTCTATATCAGATTTATTTTGGTGGTGATAATGTAGGTAAAAGTATTCCAGATGGATCCACAGTATCTGTGTCATATCTTGTTACAAATGCATATGCAGCAGATTCAGCATCATCATTTGTTGGTATGTCACCAATAGGAATCTATCCAAGTTATACAGTAACTACAGTAACAAATGCCGCCGGAGGAGCAGAAAAAGAATCACTTGATTCAATTAAACAATCAGCACCTCTTTCTTTTGCATCTCAAAATAGATTGATTACAACAAACGATTATAAAGCATTATTACAACAACAATATCCACAAGCTTCTTCTGTATCTGTTTGGGGCGGTCAAGAACAAACACCAAAAGTATATGGAAAAGTGTTTGCATCTATTAAGCCAAAAACAGGATATTATCTTTCTGAAACAGAAAAACAAAGAATAATTAATGATATTATTACTCCAAAATCAATTCTTTCAGTAAAAACAGAAATTATTGATCCTAGCTATACTTATTTAAAACTGCAAATTGATGTTAGATATGATAAGAATAAAACAAATCTTGCTGTAGATACAATAAAAAATTCTATCAGACTTGTTGTTCTAAACTATAAATTAACAAATCTTGATAAGTTTGATGGCCAATTCAATACATCATCTTTAGTTGAAGGTATTCTTGCAATAGATAAATCAATTGTTGCATGTGATATTAATGTAAGATTGTCAAAGAAAGTAGAACCAACATTAAATGTTAATCGCTCTTATACAATTGATTTTAAAAATAAATTGCTAAGAGGCAGTATTGATAGTCAATTACAAAGTGATGAATTCTATGTTCTAGATGCAGGTAATACTCAAAGAACAGTCAATCTAGAAGAAGTTCCACAATCATATACTGGTATTGAAACCATTACAGTTACAAATCCAGGTTATAATTATACAGATATTCCTACTGTTACAATATCTGGTGATGGTACTGGTGCAACAGCAGTAGCAACTATTGTTAATGGAAAAATTACTAAAATTACAGTAACAAATAGAGGAATAGGTTATACAAGAGCAGCAATAACAATTTCTGGAACCGGGAATTCAGGAGCAGCGATTCCTTTAATTACAGCAAAAACAGGTATACTACAAACATACTATTTTGATTCAAATCTCAATAAACAAATAGTCAATTCACAAGCAGGAACTATAAATTATGATACTGGTGTAGTACAACTTGAAAATATCAATATTAAAGGTGTCAATAGTTCAGATGATAATTTAAATATTTCTATTGAAACAGCAGACCATTATCTAACAACACATCAAGAACAAATCTTAACTATTGATCAAAATGATGCAGCTTCAATAGAAATTAATGTTTCAGAAATTTAATGACAAACAATAAAACATCACTTGTTGTAAGCAAACAACTTCCTGGTTTCATTCAGGATGATTATCCTCTATTTGTTCGCTTTCTTGAAGCATATTACGAATTTCTTGAAAATTTACAAACGGGTGAACAAAACGATCTTATTACCCAATCAAAAAATATCAGATATATCAAAGATGTTGACTTATCCATTGATATGTTTCAAGAT